GCAAGGGCGACCAACGACTTGACCTTCGTCAATGTTGCCCATCCATAACCACTGAGCGGTTCCGGCTTCGGAGGTGATGCCCATCCATGCGCCAGCAACTGCGGGCGATGTAAGGTAGTTCAGCGATCCGCGTGATGCGTTGGCAGTTGCGACGGCTGCCTGAAACTCGATTGCCTTTGCGCGGGTTGCAGTTGCGCCGAACGTCACAGAGCCAACGCCGGTCGTGTTCATGATGCCTTTAGGCTGCCCGCCCACCCCAGTGCCAGCGATGCCAGCAAGGTCTTTAGCAAGTGCCAAGGCTGTCATCAAGTCATCACGTATAAATGCCTCTACGCCGATGCTGGACTGCGTTAGCAATTGCTTGCTGTATGCAGTGTTGCCGACTAGGCGCTTGGGAGTCATTCCGATTTGCCCGAATGCTTGATCCGAAGCGGTAGCTTCACCTTTTTCGTTGAGCCAATATGCAGTCGCTCCACCGGCGACGGTGGGAATTGCTACGTCTCCGCGTAAGCCGGAGAGCGTGCGAACGCCTAAGCCAGAAAGCACAGAACGATTGCGGAGCAACTCTACCAGCGAGCCACCGAGCAAATCAGTGCCAACAGTGTAGCCGCCCTTGCTGGCGACACCCGCGGAGAGGTTGCGCTGCATGTCGCGCGTGACCTTTTCAGACTGATGGGTGGTAATGTCCGTCGGGATGAAAAAGCCTTTGGCTTCGCGGCCGGTAAGCTTTTCCATTTCGCGGGAGCACTCAGCCTCAAGTCCATCGAATTTGCCACCGCCCTCCATAGAGCGCATGGACTGACGGATTGCGCGGGTCACAGAATACGACTCCTTTTCGTTGTCGGAAAGGCCAAGCTCAGTGCTGCGCGTGCTGACTGGACGGGCGTTATGCTTTTCCATGAGCACGTAGCCCTGAAAAGCTTCAAGCGGCTTATCGTTGTCGATGTGGTCGCGAACGACTGCCTCGTCAACGGCGTAGCGGTTAGCTAGGCTGTGAATAGCAGAGACGCGTTCGCGTTCTACTTTTTGACTGCGCACGATCTCTTCTGGATCGGTGCGAAATTCGATCACTGGCTTTGCAGTGGGTTCAGTGCGAGCGATTGGCTCGGGTGTTGCGGGTGTGGTTGGTTCACTCATAGGATTACAAATTTTGATGTATTGGTCGTCGGGTTGGTTGGCTGCGGTTCTGTTGACTCCGACGGAAATGTCAGCAGGGACAGTGACAAGAGATGCTTCTAGCGGTTCCCACTTGGTAGCTCTGTAGGTGTCAACCCCGTCCGACTCGGACTCTTCCAGCTTAACTTCGTGGATCTTTGCAGAGACACTGACTTCCGTAAGTATCCCGTCTTGCACATCTTGAAATTTCTCGCGCGCCAGTTCGGAGTTGCCGAATCTGGCGATCACGTAAAGTTTGCGATCTTCGATATATGCCCTCGTGACTTTGCCGAGGTGCATGTTTCGGTCGTGATTAAAAAGCAATGGTGACGCGGTGTTTAGGCGCTCAAGCATTACGGCATCGGTGCCGTGGTCGAGGATCGTAAACTCACCAGGGAAGTCTTGAATCGGCATTTCCGACGAAAGCGAAAGCGTGACTTCGCGAGCCTCCACGTTTAAACCGCGCTCCAGCTCGACGTGAGCGATGCGGTTTAGGTGACGCGGGATTTGTTTAATCTTACTCATTGGCTTGCTGGTGGTGTATCCAGTTTCTGGATACTTGTTAGTGATTTGTCAATAGGTTTCTCGATGCCCTTTTGAATCCGTAACTCTTCGTCTTCTGCTTGTTGGTCGTAAAGTTCAGTCAAATCATAACCTTGCTCGCTCACAATCTGGCTGTCAGATGTCCAATTGTTTTTGCGCGCAAGCTCCATAGCCTTCATGTCCTTGAGCGGGTCAACCCACTGCCAGCGGCGAGGGATAAACGAGTGCTCCGTGAATTTCTCCATCTTGGCGGCGGGTAACGGCGAGCCAATCCCGCGATTCATCTTGATCTGTCCGGTGTCGATTGCCCAGCTAATCCAAGCTAGATAGATAGGGCGCTTGTAAGTGGCGATCATCCAGTCCTGTATTACCTTGTAGCCGTCGCGCTCGGTAATCTTGCCGTCGCGCAGGCTGCTGTAGTTTACCCCTTCAAGGTCGTTGGCGAGCGTGTTGTAGCTCATGGTTAAGCCGGAAGCAACGCGGCGCAGCATCGCCTTACGGAATCCCTCAAATGCGGTGGTCGGGTGCTGCGGATCCCATGATTGAAATTTTAACCCCTGCGGTATCTGGTCAAACATACCCGGCTCGGCTTCCATCGAGAAATCGGCGTTCGGGTTGCTTGGATCGGTTTGCCCGTAGTCGGTGCCGTCGCTCACGAAGAAGCCCATTTTAGCGGCGGCGGTGCGGGCGGCCACGAGTTCGGCCTCTTCGTATCCGCCGAGCATTTTGAGGTGATTCATTGCCGTTACGAGCCATGACACGCCGCGCGTTTGCTCTACGCGGTTGCTGCGAAACGGCATCAGCATTTCGTCAGCCGGAATGCGTGTGCGGCGTTGCCCGCCTGTCTGCATCGTCTGGTAGTAGTCGCCTGGGTGGTTGATGTCTATCCAATATGCCATCGGCATTTTCCACTCATTCAGCTCTACGCCCATTCGTATCTCATTTCCGTTCGGCGCTTTACCGCTGAACGTCGCGTCAAGGTGATCAGGCTCAAGCAGCTGAACTGCAAACCGGAACTTGTTTGGAGCGCCGCGAATAATGCGGACGAGAACTTCGCCATCCCGCGCGATGCTTCGGATCGCGAGACGGTCGGCGCTCTGCTCAGTTTGCTGCCCGGTGACAGTGTAATTCTCGCGTTGTCCCTGTTGATACCACGCCCACTCAATAGCTTGCTTGGCGAGCGCGTCGGTCTTGCCGTCAGGGTTGCGCGGCTCGCTGCGGAGTTTGATACCTGTTCCGACGATGTTGTTTTCCAGCTCAAACAAAAACTTTTCTACGTAGGTTTCGTTGCGCTCTAGGTCGCGGGCGCGCTCCCTGATAGTGGCGATGTTGCCCTTCAGCTCAGCGTCTGCGCTCGTAGGCGACGATATCCAGTCGGCAGTAAGGCGCGTATGCTGAGCGGCGTTAAACTGGCGCGTAACAGTAGGCTTTTTTTTGCGGGTAAAAGGTATGTGAAATTCCATTAGCTAACTGGTGGGAAGGTTACGGCGATGCGGCGGGTTGCCCCTCCCATTTCGGAGCGCACCTTATTCTGGAAGAATGCGATTTCTTCGCGGATAGCCATTAAGTCTTTCTTCGTGTAGGTGCGGCCGTTCACGGTTGCGCTGCTGATCGTGTTCTTTGCGAGCTTTGCGTAGGTTGCTTGCAAGTCCGCTACGATTTCCTCAGCAAATGTTCGGCGGTCAACTATCGAATCGACAGCGGCGAGGACAGTGGTGCGGGTTGTCGATACGCGTGCGGTGGTCGTTTCGCCGCTTGTTGCGATGTCCTTGACGTATCCAATAAGCTGATACGTTCCTGCCGACAACCCGCTGGTGATGGTCGGCGTCAGACGAAGATTGAAAGTGTCCAGCGTGCTTGTCGCCGTGATGCCCAGCACTTCGCCGCCAGCTATCGGCGCGAGCGTGTATTCAAGCGTGTAGAGCGACGGCAAGTAGTCACTGAGGGTTTTATCCCAGTTAGATGTAAAGCCTGCCGTGAGCTCAAGCGGTTCGGTCGTTGCGGTTGCCATTGCGTATCCATAAAACGGATACAAGGCGGATTGTCAATCTTACGCTTTGAACACAAAAAAGCCCGCCGTGCTAGGGCGGGCTGTGAGCGTATCCAGAAAGCAACTACAGTTGCGCCGTGAGGGCGAGCAGCTCGCGCAGGGTGAAATTGTGCGGGCGGTTGACCACGAGCTTACCGTTCTTTACCTCGTAGTCCGGCTTGTGTCCTGTCACGGGCTTTTCCTTCTTTGGCTCGGCAGCCAGCTCTTTGAGAAACTGGAACTGCTCATCCTCAGAGCGTATCTTGTCGCCAGCGAAGACTTGCGCGATCTGCTTTGGACTGAGCTTTTCCAGCGGGACGCGCTTGGTAGCGTGCGTTTTGCCGAGCTTTTCGAGGTATGGCACGCCCTTCTCGATGATGTCGGTCTGCTCTTCCATCGTGAGCTTTTCGAGCTGCCTGCAATGCGATACGGTGCCAATGGCGATTGCGGGGTGCATTACTCCGCGATAGCAGGCCACGAGCTTGCTCGCAAGGGGTCGAGCTAGCCCGAGTGTCTCGCACGTCATGTTGATTCCGTCGTGCCCATAGCGGCGACTTATTTCGCTGAGTAGCCCGCCGAGTTCGACGGTGCTGTCTGCGATGTTTGCCGCGCATAGTGAGCAATCTTCGATCAACTCTTGTAGCGATAGTTCTTTGAGACGAGCTTCTGTTTTCGTTGTTTTTGTTATTTCCGTAGTCATGTTATTCCTTTTCTTTGGTTTTGGTTGAGTCCATAGCTTTGAGCTTGGACCGTAAAAGTTCCCATTTCTTGGGATCGAGCGCGTTGATTATTGCGCACTGGTTGCGGGCGTGGCGTTCGGCGGCGTCGTGTTTGCGCTGGGCTTCGTTGATTTTCTCAGGGTTGGCGGCGCGGTATTGGCGGGCGTATTCGTTGATTTTCTCACGGTTTGCGGCGCTGTATTGGCGGCGGGCTTCGTTGATTTTCTCAGGGTTGGCGGCGTAGCGTTGGCGCTGGGCTTCGTTGATTTTCTCAGGGTTTGCGGCGCGGCGTTGGCGGCGGCATTCGTTGATTTTCTCAGAGTTCGCGGCGCAGTATTGGCGTTCGCGAACTCTGTATTTCTCAAGGTTTGCGGCGCGGCGTTGGCGCTGCGCTTCGCTCGCACAGCATTTGCAGTTCGCCCGCTTCCCGCCTTTACTCGTCTTGTGATTGCTGAACTCGCCCAGCGGCTTAAACGCTAGGCACTTGCTGCACTGCTTCTCGGGTTCGGTCATTTTCGTAGTGGG